CTATGATGGTGGTGCGATAGGCTTTTTCGGATTCAGCAATACCTGCGATGAGGTGGGCATACTCCCCAAGCGGTCCGCCAGCATCCTCATAAGCACGCGCGGCACGCATGACCGCTTCGTTGTACTGATCCTGAGTGATAGTGCCTTTTTTCAGCAGGTCAGAGAGACCACGGATCGATTCCTGGTACTGCTTCTCAGCGACGTTGACGTTGACAATCAGATCCCGGTATTCACCATAGACTCCACCAGCATCGTCGAAAAGTTGGGCTGCCTTGCCGACCGAATCGTTGTACTGATCTTGTGTGATGCGCCCTTTTTCGAGGAGCTCAGACAGGCCACGCAAGGTATCTCGATACTGCTCCTCAGCCTCGTTTACGTTGAGGACCAGGTCACGGAATTTTCCATAAACGCCACCAGCTTCCTCGAAGATTTCAGTAGCCTGCTGAACGGCGCCGTTGTACTCGTCCTGCGTAATCTTGCCAGCCAGTCGCAGCTTGTTGAGGTCTTCGATCGTCTTCTGGTACTCGGCTTCCGCACTATTCAGATCTTTGATGAGACCCTTGTACTTGTCGAAGAGAGAATTTATTTTCTTCTGCGTTTTGTCGTCGACGGCTATCGGTATGATTGTGTCTTCCTGCTGCACCCCCTTTAACCTCAGAAGCGATTTCTCGACTTCCTGGATGGCACCACCGGTTGCCTTCAGCGTCTCATTGGCAGTATTGAATTCCTGCCGCAGCGTCTGCGTATCGGTGGTTGCCTTAATGTTGATGCGGATATCCTTCACATCAGGCATAAGCCCCTCGCCACGCATCGCCATCGACTGGCGCATCTTATCCCTGGCTACCGCCAGCCGGTCGCCGATCTTCTGAATCTCGACAGCCTGCTGAGCCAGTTGCTCACTGAGCTCGATTTTTTTAAGTGCGAGTTGCGTCCTTGTCAGGCCGACGAGTTCACCGGTCAGGCCTTTCACGGCCTTAGCCATCTTCTGCGCCTTCTCCTCCGAATCATCGAACGCCTGGCTCAATCCATAGGCAGCACCGGCGGCAAGCGCAATCCACCCGGCCGGTCCGGCCAGTGTTAGCAGGACGGTTCGCATCGCCGTGAGCGCCCCTGTGGCAGCAACGGTGCTGCTGATCAGGATAACTTTCTTGGCGATGGCGAGACCCAGGGCGGCGACATAGCGGGTACCTATCATAACGGCGGCTATTTCCAGACCGGCGACCAGTTTGTCGATGTTCTGGCCAACGGACAGAACCAAATCGGCCATAGTGTTATACCAGCTAGCCACCCGATCGCTGAGTTGCAGTTGCTCAGCGAAGGCCAGCTTAGCCTCCTGGATACGCTGCCCAAGGGTATCCTGTGCGCCTGCCAGGCCTTCAGCCTCTTTCCGCGAAACACCGCCATACTGGCGTGCGAGTTCATCAAGTATGAGTTTCTGGGCTTCCGCCTGCCGGCCAGTATCAACCAGCGACTTGATGATCTTCTGCTGATCTGCTGTGAACGAAACCCCAGACTTTCGCAGCGCGCCAATACCGCGGATGGGGTCTTCCAGCGCCTTGCCCAACTGCGTCATCGCACCGGTTAGTGATGTTCCGGTAACTGTTGCGAGATCGGCCGCTAGCTCCGTGGTGCGGGTGAATGTATCACCGGCCACAGAGCGGAATGTCAGCAGGATCTGCTGCGCCTGCATTACGCCCTCTGTGCTCTGCAGGGTTGCCAGGGCCAACTCCCTCGCCTGCTGATGTAGCTGCTCTGCCGAAAAGCCGGCGGTCTTGCCTGTCGCCGAGATGATCGCTTCTGTCCGAAGCATGTTTCGCTGCAGTTTTTCCTGTTCACCCAAAGCGGATTTAATCAGACCTCCCGTGGCAGCGATTGCAGCTGCCGTCGCCGCAACGAACGCCACCTTCATGGCGCCGAACTCTTTCGCAATGCTGCGGCTACGCTTCTTGGCGGTACGCTCAGCCTGATCAAGACCTTGCGTGAAACCACCAATCTTTGCGACGAGATCGAGCGTCAGCGTGCCAAGCGATCGAGCAGCCATTGATTATTTCCTGCGTGAATTCTTGGAGGCGTGGAGCATGTCGAGTACATCGTCCAGGGTGGCGTCATCTTCCTGCCGCTGCGGAAGGAAATCTTCCATCTTGGCGTTGCGCTTACCGCCCAGTTGCGAGATAAGCACCGCGAGCATGGCGAAACCGCGATCGAGGCGCTGCCCGATATCGATCGGGCCGGTACGCTCGATGTAGCCGCCCCACTCTAGCGCCTCGGCATAACTCATTCTGTACTTGGCTTCGGCGACTGTTCGGCCTCCGATGCCTCGGGCAACGAGCTGGTGCCAGATGTCGTCTGTGGCGTCGAGGTCTTTTTTTTGCGGACGTTGACCTCCTCGACGACCTCGGCAAACAGCCTGGCCAGGCTCGGATCGAGCAGATAGGCTTCGTCCTGACTGATCGCCTCCTGGCCCTTGTCTCCCAGCCGGATGCCCAATGAGATCATCTCCACGGATATCGAGCCGTCATTTTGGGCAGCGCGTATCATGCGCTCGACGTCGCCATAGGGCAGCCGTCGGACCCAGACGGAGAACCGGTCGGTGACCTCGTCTCCGTCATCGAGCACATGGGTCCATTCGATATCGCGCTTGACCGGCGGGTCCATCACCAACCCGCCGCGCGCCTTCAGCTGTTTCAGATCCATAGGAACCCCTTAGGTCGCCGGCGTCAGGACGATTTCGCCCGATACCTGGATGCCGACGGACGACTGCACGACGCTGTCGAGTGCGAAGCTGAACGGGAAGGACGACATGTGACCGTCGAAGGTCAGCCAGCTGCGCGATGTCGGCAGAACAAAATCACCGGCGGTGTCAACGGTCGGCGGCGTACCGGGGTCTTCTGACCAGCCCAGCGCCCACTTCAGCGTGGTACCTGCCACCTTCAGCTGATGCAGCCGAATATGACTGGCGTCCGATGGATCGATGTTGATTCCGAAGCTGGCGTTTCCAGGCGTCGCCAGACCGGCCAGATAGGTGTGTGCCGTATCGCCGAGGCAGGTTGTTTGGATCTGATTGATGGCGGTATCGATACCGTCGATAGTAAGGATAACCGAGTCGTCCGCCGGATCAATGGCATAGAGGTCTGTGCCCTGGGTTTTCTTAGCCACGTATAGCTCCTTCGCCGGCGGGGCCGGACTGTTTCAGGTATAAAAAACCCGCACGTGGCGGGCCGGGTTTGTTGCTCGGGGTGGGGTCATCGGTTCACGAACCAATCGACCTCAAATGTGAAAACTTTGTTCTTGGTCTCGGGATCGGTCGAATCGCCACGCCAGAAAGTGATGTGCGCGACGGGCTCGATAGCGTCGCGCAACGCCTCGGCGACTGCTCGGGCACCGCTCGCAGAGTCTGCATAGACATCGACCTGGATGCCGAACTGATCGATGTCCGGCACTTTTCCAAGATAGTTCTCCGGCCGGCCACTGATCTGCCTCCATACCGCATAGGGTTTGGTCACGCCCTGTGGCGCCTGGCCAAACAGGAAAAACCGGCAATTGGGCACACTGCCCAGCAGCGCCGTAACGCCAGCATCTGCCGAGACTGTGGCAAAAATCGGTGGATACATCAGCCGCCCTGCTGCGCAACTTTGGCTGCGCGTCTGATGGCGCGGTCAAGCGCCTTGTCGTAGTTGGTCACGAAGGCACTGATCACGGCGTTGATATTGTCCGACAGTGACCGGCGCATGAACGGGGTTGCCGGCATGTTCTCTGTGCCAAACTCAATCAGGCGCCAGTGTGGCGTCGGGCCGCCGGCGCCAGTGTCTGCCTCCTCGCCCGGTTTTGGTAACACCGCGCCATGCAGCACGCCGATGCGGAACATCAGATCACCGGTGCGCTTGAATGTACGCGTTGAGAACCGCAAGGCGATATTGTCTGCAATACTGCGGCCCGTCGTTGGGTCGTTGATACTGGCAGAATTCTGCTTGGCGGCGGCGGCTACCAAATTGGCGGCCTTGCGCAGCGCGAACCGCCCGCCCTTCTTGCGGATGTCTTGCTTCACGCTTCGCATCTTCGCCAGCACTGGGTCGAGGCCCGTGATACTGAACTCTATGCCATCAGCCATTGATCACCCCGCCGTCGTGTACTGCTTGATCAGACGGATGCCGTTGTTGCCCGCCGCGAAGATGTTAAGCACCTGTTCCACGGTCATGCTGTGCTCGTTCATATTTGATTCGTAGGTCACTACTCCCGGGGCTTCAGGGGTGCCGCGACCCAGGCGAAGAATCACATTGCCGCCGCGCTCGATCGATAGGTCATTCCAACCACCGCCCTTGAATGTTGGTAGGCGAGCCGCCAGTTCGTCATTCACATCCGATAGGGTCATACCAGGTCACCAATATATTTTACAGAGAATGAATATTTTGCGGTGACTTTTGGGTTACTTCCACCCGACAGAGTTTCAAGCGATAGTCTGATGAATGTTACAGGTTTATAGACCACGTGATACATCAACTGTCCGTCTGAGAGTTGATCAGCAGTCGCGATATGTTCGGCCAAATTAAACCAAGACACTTTATCTAGACTACCTTGCAGATATAATGAAACAGCCGATGGGCTACCGGTAAACGTAACCTGAACGACATGGCTGTCGATTATTCTGTGTTCATTTCCTATCGATTTGCTAAATCCGGTTGCGCCTTGATCTTCGAACAGCGT